ACATCTTACCTTTAGCTATGTTCTTACCGTGTCGAGCTTTGAAGGACTTACGCTTTGCCTTCATACGAGCAGATTCACCCGCCTTGGGTTTACCTGCTGTGCTTGCCCCCTGTTCTCCAAACCTAATCGTCTTAATTTTGTCACCTTCCTTTGCCACAACAACATGGCTTTTCTTTGGGTGATTAGGGGTACGCTTTGGTTTGTTATAACCACTTACTCCTGCCCTAGCTAGTCTTGGATCTTTTTTTACTGGCATTCTTTTCTGCTCCTGTATTATCAGCTAATTGTTTCTCAAGCTGTACAATCTTCTTAAATAGTTCCTCAAACTTTACATTTACTTGAGCTACTACGTTTTCTAAATCTCTTGTGCTTACCATTACTGTAGTCCTTGTGTTGGTTGAGGAGTTGCCTGATTAGCAACATTACCCTCCTTTACTGCTACTTCTCTTTCTTTCAGTAACTGCTCTGAAATCTTTAGACGCTTCTCAAACTCTTTGTCATCTGCGTCACCTGCCTTGAGGTTAGTGGTGGCCGCTTTGATACGGTCAATCTCAAGCTCCTGTGGGATAGCTCCTGCTTCGACAGCCAACTTCTGTGCTCTAGCAGCAGACTCTTGCGCCTGTCCGTTAAGTGCAGCAGTCTGCGATGCTTGGAATGCCAACTGAGCTTGCTGTGCCGCCTGTGCCGCTTGCTGTGCTTCTGGGTTGGGCTGATTGGCTTGCTCAAGTGTAGCGATCAGTTCTTCACGGTTAGACAGGTTCATGTTGTCAATGATGGATGTCACTAGCTTAGGATACATAGGCTGATCTGGTGACATGGTTTGTAGCAACTGCACAAGCTGTGTTACTTCATACTCACGGGCAATGATGCCTAGTGAGCTAGAGGTGTGGAACTTGTAGTCAGCTACTGGGTATAGCTCAGGCTCAAACTGCATGTAACGCCATGCCGCCTTCTGTACAAACGGAATCAGGAAGGAGTCTTGGAAGTTAATCAATGTACGCTTGTGACGCTTGATGATAGCACCTAGCGACATAGAGACACCTGCCGCTGTAGCCTCACCGTTGATAGACCCTGCAATACCTGCTGAGTCAATAGCACCTGTGGCAGTTTGTACCATAGTCTGTAGAGACTGTGCCTGTGCAAAGGTGATCTGGCTTACGTTACCAAAGTTAAATGGCTGTAGAACCTCAGCAGGATTGCCGTTGGTTAGAATAGTTTTCCCTGGCTGTATGCTAGGCTTTGCACCTCTGGGCATACGTGATGCGTCCATAGCCATCATTGGGTGGATGGTTAGAGCAAGGGCGTCAATTCTAGCGCGTAGTTCTGCGTCTAACGCCTTCTGGCTGTTGTAGCCTTTCTCACATACTCCTCTGCCCCAGAAGCGGCTAGGAACGACATCCCAAGGGAATGCGACAACAGGACGATCCTGCATCATGTAAGGGTTCTTCTCAGCCTTGAGCAGGATACCACCGTTAGCAATAACAACCATTGCCTCAGTGTAGTAGCTATCTTCCTCTTCCTCGCTAAACTCTACTACCTCTTCATCTACCGCTTCAGGGTCTTGCATAGCTTCTTTAAGCAGGTGGGTAGGGACTAGGCCATAGTACTTGGTCAGTCTAACCTTATCCTCAGAGAAGGTAGTGAGGTCTTGGTCAGGCTCTAGGTTAAAGTCACTAGAGGCTATTGACAGATGCTCATCACGGTATACACCGCTTTCCTGTAGCTGTTCAACCAAGTGGCTAGATACAAACTCATCTACAGCACAGCCCAGTGCAGAGTTAATGTCAGTAGCTACTGGGTCAATTAGGAAGTTCTGTGGCATGACAGGGCGTAGCTTAACACAAGTACGGTCTTTAATGCTAACACCTACCGCCTGTAGCTCACCACCCATGACAGGCTGTGTAGCGGGAGCCATCTCTTTTTCTTCTTCTAATACAACTTCCGCAATGCCTGTACCAAATACTGCCGCATTAATTAGGCATTCTGCAACACTTTTCCTAACCTTGTTCTTAGCAAAGTCTTCCTCTAGGTAGCCACGCAAGGCTGCAATGTCGGCAGGGTTCTGATCTCTGACATCATCTTTAATGTCAAACCACTTGCCACGGCCAAAGGTAGCTTCCTCTAGTTCCGCTACAGAGGACTCTACTGCTTGCTGTAGTGCAGGGGATATAATCTTAGATCGCTCTGACTGACGGGTCTGATCCTGTGATGACCATTGACCACGCCATAGGCGGTAGTATTCATCAAATCGTTGTGAGTAGTTAGCTTCGTAGTGGTCACGCCAACCGTCACACTTCTCCATGACCCAACCTTCTAGGTCTTGCTCCAGAGTAAAGTTATCTGCGCCTTCTAGTTCCATAGTTAATACCCTGCGTATTTATCTAAAAATTCGTAGTCCTCTTCCTCGTAGTCATAAGCATAGCTAACCTTGGCTAACTGATCTATGTATGCTAGTGAGTCTATCAAGTCATCGTGGACTAGTGGATTAGGGAACTGAAACAACTCGTCTAGGAACTGAGTATTCCACTTACCCTTGTTTAGTGTAATGTTACCGTGTTCAAAGCGTCCTTGTAACGCCCACACGATTCTGTCTGTCTTCTTCTTGTTACCGTGGGTGAGTTCCTCTATACGGAAGAATCGTTGGTTCTTCTTCATCTCATCGTTGAGGTAAGGATACACAGCGTTCTTTAACGCTCCTTTCTCAATGCCGACGGCAACAGGTTGATAATCTCGTACCGCTTGGAAGATACGTCTAGCTGTCTCTTCAACGCCCCACCGCCCGTGGATGATATTGCTAACCCACCAACCAGTAGTACCACATTTAACAACCGCAATGCTTGTTTGGTCAAGCCTCTTTGTTTTGGTTGTGACTTTCTGTACGTCTGCAAATCCTGCCAAATCGACAGCGATATAATAATCACCGTCAGCAGGTTCTTCCTCACAAAACTTAACATCCTCTTCTTTAAAGAGTTCACTACCGTGGGCCTCAAAACTTGCCATGAACTCCTGTCGGAAGGAGAAGGCTGACATACTCTTCTCAGCAGCTTCAATCTCTTTTGGGTCTAGCAATGGGTTGTCAAAGCTCGTGTAGTGATAACCTTTGAATGAGTCATCCTCCGCTACACAAGCGTATGTATATAGTTCGTAGAAGTGGTTACGTCCCATTGGCGTACCAATGAACATCGCATCACCCTTCTGATCCGCAAGAGCAGGGCGTAGGATTTGCTCCCACACCTCTGGCTTCATGTCAGCGTACTCATCCATGACCAAGAACTTTAGGCTAACACCACGCATAGTCTCTGGTCTATCAGCACCCTTCAGCGTCAGCAACGCACCGTTGATAAACTTAATCTGTAGGTTGTTGACATGGCTAGAGGCTATAACACTATGCCCTAGCTCCAGTAGCATCTGCCACATGATGTCCCTAGCCTGTCCCTGTGTAGGGGCAACGTAGAACACCTGACCTTTCTTAGCTGACAAGCAGTTTAATATTAGCGACCAAGCGGCTAACCTACTCTTACCTGTACGTCTACCTGCGGCAATAACCTTAAACCGTGTAGGGTCATTGTAGACCTCTTGTTGCCACGGCAGTAGCTCAACCTTTAAATCAGTCAAGCTAGTACGTCCACATTACAGGAGACTCGTTACCGTCCAGACAGCGGATGTCAACATGGACAAAGCTACTAGCAACTCCAATTCCTGAAAAGCCCATCTTGATAGCCTCCTCAACAATTCTAAACCGCTGTACACCGTCTCTGACTTTAATGTCCGCTGCAATACCTTGGGCATGAGTTCCTGCTTTCTCCTTCTTTGCTTCAATGGGGTGGTCTTCTGAACGATAACCACTGGTGATAACAAAGGGGAATCCACACCTTGCACGTAACAAATCTAACTTCAATAACAATCTATCACTAATCTCGTTCTCTCCTGTGTACTGACAGGCAAACTCTTCTCTAGTGAAATAATCAAGGTCTTCATTGATATTATACATCTGTGTACTCCCCTTCAATGGGTTCTTCATTACCGCTTATGACGGTAGTCTCGCCACCGACACCAGTAATGGAAATATTAATAGCACTCTTACCGCCACTAGCCTTGTCTTTCTCGAAATAGCTAACGGGTAACAATCTATCCATGCACAGCTTCCAAGCTGCTGCTTGATTCTTATGGTCATCATCTAACGCTGCATTCATTATAGAATCTAACACCTTCTTACTCTTAGGAGATGCTAACATCCTGGCTTTGTATTCGTTGATGATGGCGGCATCACCTTTAGGTCTACCAACGCCTCTGCGTTGCCCCTTGGTAACACTCTTGATCTTCGCCTTCTTAGGTCTTCCTATCTTCTTTTCAGTCACAGAATTGCCTCTATTGAGATACTATGTAGACTATGTAGTCGCTAACGCTCTGTTGCTTTAAAGCATCAGAGACTTTAAAGCTTTAAAGCATTAAAGACGTTGTAAGGCTAAGAATAATAATTATTTGATCTTAAATTCCTCTTTAACGTCTCTAACGCTTTAAAGCTTTAACGCTCTGTTGCTTTAACGCTTTAAAGCTATATTACTTTAACAACTTAAACACTCTTTAATGAACTATATAGCTATTATAGCATACTTTTTAACAGAAGTCAAGCATTATTTACTGTTATTGTTATAATAGTTACTAGGTTAACACACCACAGTTCCTTTATAGGCGGATTCTCAGCCGTAACAGCGTCTCCGCAGTGGCCGTTATAGTCCTTAGCTATCAACTACTTAGCCTATATAGCTATTTGTTATAACTGTGTTGCTATTTAGTCTATTTTACCTCTTTTTTGTATCTGGGCTGGTACAGTAACAATCTCCGCAGCTACGCCCCCTCCCCCGTCCCTGGTTAGCACAGGCTACAGCAATTGTCAAGCCTAGAAAGTGACTAAATAGTCTCTGTTGGTCACGCTAGCGACCTGGCACAGCCTACAGCGATTGTCAAGCCTTTAGTGTGACTGTGCAGACTGATCTGGTCACTGGAGTTTCTGTACAGTTAAGTGAGAGTATGCTAGTGGGTACTACACAGACCCTATGCAATCACTATGCCACAATGCCATAGCCTATGTTAATACTCACCAGGTTTTACATCATTGAAAGTTATATAGCCATAATAGGCTCAGAATTGCCGCCTAAGCGCATCAACGTCTAGGCTATGCCATAGCATTGGTATAGGTGCTAATCGATGGCATTTGATACAGCCCAGTAATGGCGAGGCTTACAGCGCAGTTTTATATGCTATACATAATAAACAGTCTGCTTATAACATAATGTTCTATAAATGCTATTACATCTTGTTTGACAATTTGGTATTATGTACATACACAAACAACATACATATATAGGTATATAGATATGGTTAAACACACAGACAAAAAAGGCCTAAACAGCTTACTTAAACAGTTAAAAGAAAATGGTTTTACTGTCACCCATGACGGGACTGGTTGGTGGAAAGCTAAAGATGGTACTATCATGGTCATGGCTTCACTGCCCCATGGTAACGGTACTTTTATGGTTCGTTTGAACGACGATTATTTCTCAGAGTAAGATAGCTAGTTTATCAGGTAGCATTGTCTAGGCAGTGTTACCGCATAAACTAACTAACAACAACACATAGGTGACACAATGAATATTGAACTATTTCAAACATTCCATACTGGCGGCGGTCACTGGTCATGGTATTACCAACTAGACGGTGATAATTACGTATTAGTAAACCCAGTTTATGAAGACGATCACAGCGAACCAGACTGCGGTAACTTTCCATCGGGAGAGTTAACTCAAGTTTGTATGTTTGGTGTTTACAACGATGAGACTGGCCATAATGAGGTGAAAGTCTGTACAATGGCTGAAGGTTTAGAATGGCTTAAATATAGAGAGGTGACACAATGAATAGACAACAATTAGAGACACGCTTACAGTTTAATGGGATACATCACAACGACAAAAAAGTTATGAGTGTCTCCGATCTATCAATGTTAGCTAATGCGGGATATGTAGATGTATCATGGGGCAATGATGAATGTGCATCGTTTCTATCGCCATGCGGACACTATCAAGTATTCTATGGTGATGACCACGACGACACTATATACGCACAACATATATGTGATGAGGGTTATCAAACTCCAATAACATTAACCAATGATATGTCGGAAGCATTAACCAAAGTAGAAGCATTTTGTCGGATATATAGAGAGGTAACACAATGAATAGCGCAATGATACGAAAACAAAAACGAGAGGCCAGAATAGACTTTCTAGTCTCTGTAATTGGGTATAGCACTATAGCAGCCATCAATTACTTGCTGTTTACTGGAGTTTATTTTATGCTCCACAACCCACTATCGACACTTATTAATTAGGGAGTTAATTAAAATGATTTATAAAACTATAGATATATACGATTTTAGGCGCGCCTTTACAGACTATGACCGAGCTGATCAGTTTAGCTATGAAGGTCTAGGCGCTTTGTTTGATTGGTTAGACGAATTATCAGCAGACACTGACACGCCATACGAATTAGATGTTATTGCGCTGTGCTGTGAGTTTACAGAGTACAGTGATTTAGCTGAGATTAAAGACATCTATTTCTCGACAGTTCTAGATAGCATTGAAGATTTATACGATCACACCATTGTCATAGAATTTGATGACGGTATAATTATTCAAGATTTTTAGAGAGGTTTATATAATGAAAATAGCAAATAAAGACGGTTTCAGGTATGGCGAGAGTGCCTACCTAATAGGCAATGAATTTGGACTAATCTGTGTAGCCTATGGCGATTATGAGGGTACTGCGCTAGATAATGCAGTAGATGAAGGGTATATGGACTGCCAATTGATGTCAGACTCAGACCATGCCGAATATGACGCTAACGGGTGGGATGATTCCTTTATATATGCAGGTAACGCTAGCGAGCCATTCTGGAGCGAGAACCTATGGATTAAACCTGCAAGTGAACGAGAGAGGATATAGACAATGAATACATTAAACACTCGCAACTATGGCGATTTTGATAACATCAAGACCGACGTTAAAAAACTGCATGACATAATCAATAGACAGGGTAGTAACCTAATTGTTGATTGTCTCGCTGAAAGTCTAGGCCAAACTGTTATTAAATTTAAGCTATCTGAGTCTGAGGCTAATAAAGCATTAGATACATTACTGAATGAGCTAGAACAACAAACATTAGAAAGGATATAAGACAATGAGCATTTTAATACAACCGAAAGAAGACTATCGATGCGTTATCTATTCGCGGCAGCCTTTGGATAAAAACAAAGTTTATAGCGCGGCAGTAGCAACTAATCAACCAGACTATGCTGAGAAAGGTCTAGTATTCTGTGGCGACTATCTACTGGATAAAAACGAATATACTGTCGTTTCACCAAATGCAGAGCATTGGGCGCGATTGCGTCGAGACTATCCTGCTATAGAGCCTACAAACTAATTTCCCCTAGTGTGTTGCAATCCTTTACCCTAGTGTTACAGCTAGGGTTTTTTTTGCCT